TTTGCTAATCTTGGTGAACAGGCTGTTTTGTCGAAAGAAATTTATTGCGATGGTAATCCGGCTGACGATGATGTTTTTGGTTATCAGGAACGTTGGGCCGAATATCGTTATCATCCGTCATTGATTACTGGTCGTTTTCGTTCTACGGCGGCTTCTACGTTGGATTCCTGGCATTTGGCGCAAAAATTTGCTTCTCGTCCCTTGCTGAATGACGTGTTTATTACTGAAAATCCGCCGATTTCGCGTGTTAGTGCTGTGAATACGTCGCTTACGAATCAATTTATTTTTGATTCTTTCTTTAATATCAAGATGGCGCGTCCTATGCCTATGTATTCTGTTCCTGGTTCGATCGATCATTTTTAAGGGGCTGTCATGGGTTTTCTTTCGTCTATTGCTAGTTTTTTGGCGAAACCTATTGTTGGCACCATTGGTTCTATTGCAACGGGTCTTTTGGGTCAAAAGGGTGCGAATGATCGTAATGAACAACAAATGGCCATGACGCGTGAGCAGATGGAGTGGCAGGAAAGGATGTCGAATACTGCTCATCAGCGGGAAGTTGCTGATTTGAATGCGGCGGGCTTGAATCCTATTTTGTCGGCTCGTGGCGGTGCTTCTACTGGTTCGCCTGTTGGCATTCCTCAGCTGGAGAATGCTATGGGTACTGGTATTGCTAGTGCGCAGCAAGCAAAGCTTATTGCTGCGCAAGTTGCCCAGGCTGAAAGTGCTGCGGAGTTAAATCAAGCGTCTGCAATGAAAGCTCGTGCTGAGGCTTGGCAGACTGCTAATTATGCTGGACCTGAGGCTGATGCTCGTACTGCGTCGGCGCGTTCGGTTGTTGATCTTAATGAAAGGCGTGGCCATGAAATAAATGCTGCAATTCGTTTTATTGATGAACAGATTAAGACTGAGGGTACGAAGCGCGTTCTTCATATGAGTGATGCGGCGTTGAATGATGCTAAGCAAGCTCTTGTTGATCTGGAAGCGAAGCATTCTCAGCTTGGTTTGAATCGTGCTGGTGTGGAGTCTAAGTTTTATAGTGAGGGTGCTCTCGGTGAGTTGAATCCTACGCTCAAGACTGTTTTGGATATTCTCAAAGGTATTTCTTCTGTAAGGGGTCGGTGATGTCTAATGTTCATGGTATGGTTCGTTCTGCTTATACGTTTGATTCTGATGCGGTTTCTGATGAAACTGCTTTGGATTGTGGTGATGAATCTGTTACGCAACAGTGTTTTAAGGATGAATGTGATATTAACATTCTTCTCGCTAAGTTTGCGGTTACTGGGCAATTGCCTGACAACGTGCGTGTGCCGCAGTTTGTGGATTTTGAGGAAACTTTTGATTTCCAAAGTTCCATGAATGTGATTCGTGCTGCTGAGGAGGCGTTTAACGCTATGCCCGCGGAAGTTCGTGATCGTTTCCAGAATGATCCTGGTCGGTTCCTGGAATTCGCTAATGACGCTTCAAATTACGAAGAAGCGCTGAAGATGGGTCTAGCTATCAAGCGCGCGGAAAAAGCTGCTGTAGGGCCGGGAAACGGCCTTCCTGAGCCTTCTGTTGATCTTGGAGCAGTCCGCCCAGGCGGTGTGGATCCCAGTTCCTCCCAGGCTTGAGCCTGGATTCCTAGCACATATATACTTGATGTAAATGTGCTAGGTGACACTATCCCCCAGGGATGTTGTCTTTCCCCCCCTTGGCTCTCGTTTGGGCCGTTTTTGGAGTATTTATCATGCGTCCTGTTTTTCGTGGTTCTGTGAATAAGTCGCGTTCTGTTCGTCAATTTCGTAAGAATTCTGCTCGTACAAAGCGTGCGAATGTGAATACTTCTCCGATGCGCGGCGGTATTCGGTTGTAATGTGCCGTGTTTTCACCCTCTTGATGCTTGGCAGTGTTCAAATGGTGATGTAGTTTTTACGGACAATCTTGCGCGTAATGATGTTATACGTCGTTTGTCTCTGCCTTGCGGTCGTTGCGTTGGTTGTCGTCTTGAGCGGTCTAGGCAATGGGCCGTTCGTTGTATGCATGAGGCTTCCATGCATATGTTTAATTCGTTCGTTACGTTAACGTATGACGATAATCATTTGCCTGAATATAATAGTTTGAATTATAAGCATTTTCAGGATTTTATGAAGCGTTTGCGGAAATCGCATAATGGTGTTCGTTTTTATATGTGTGGTGAGTATGGAGAAGATTTTTCGCGTCCTCATTATCATGCTCTTTTGTTTAATTGTTTTTTTCCTGACAGAAAAAAGCATTCCACTGGAGATTCGGGATCAGTTATTTATACTTCTGAAGCTCTTACTAAGCTCTGGCCTTTTGGTTTCGCTAGTATAGGTGACGTTACTTTTGAAAGTGCGGCGTATTGTTCGCGCTATATCATGAAGAAAGTTACTGGTGATCTTGCTGAGTCTCATTATGAGACGGTCGATCTTTCTACTGGTGAAGTCTCTGCTCGTGTGCCGGAATTTAATCGTATGTCGTTGAAACCTGGGATTGGTGCTGAGTGGATCAAGCGTTATAACAAGGATGTCTATCCTCGTGATGTTGTTATTGCTCGTGGTCATGAGTCTAAGCCCCCTCGTTACTATGACAAATTTTTACAACGTTTTGATGCTGATAAGTTGGAGGACGTGAAGTTTTCGCGTTATCATCGTGCGATGCTGAACGTTGAAGATAGTTTTCCTGAACGTTTGGCTGTTCGTGAGGAAGTTACGAAAGCTCGTATTTCCTCGTTGTCTCGTAAGTTGTAAAGGTGTTTTCTTATGGCTACTGATAAGACCCAAGGTTTGCCGCATGTGGCTGCCGCTAGTGCTGCTGAAATTGCAGCTGCTGCTATTGCGCCCTTTGTGCAAAAGCGTTTGGCTTCTTTGACGCGTTCGCGTGATGCGTGTGAGGCTGAGTTGAAGATTGTCTCTGACGTTCCTGGTTTTGAGGCGCGCGTTAAGTATTTGACGAAGCGCGTCCAGGATTTGAACAATCAAATTTTTCCCCTTGTTAACAAGTGAGTATTTATGCCTAACATGGTTCTCGTTTCTGTTTTCGATCATGCTGTTGGTGAGTATGCGCCGTGCATGTGTGTGAATTCTGAAGCTGCTGCTATTCGGATTTTTACGAACGAAGTGAATCGTTATGATCCGAATAATCTGCTTTCCACAAACAAAACTGATTTTTCGCTTTATGTGGTTGGTGAATTCGATCTTTCGGCTGGTTGTGTGGTCAATCGTGATCCTCGCGTTCTTATCCACGGTCGTGATATTTTGACTGTTTCTTTGCCTGATACGCCTTATGGCGGTACAAAGGCTGAATAACCAGGGGGTAAGGGGGCTTGCCCCCTTGTTTCCGTCTGGTCGCGTGGGTGCCCCTATCAATGGGCATCCTGTTTATTCGCGCCTGCTTCTTGTTTCCAGGTTCGGTTGTCCTTATGCTGTCGTGTCTGTCGGTCAATTTGACCTTGAGGCACTTCGCGTAGCGCGTTGCTAGTTTGTTAATTGTGCGTTTTCGTGCTTGATAAACTGGTATTTTTTATTTTTCTTTTCATATAGGTTTAATCATGCATCGCAATCAATCTGTTTCTGCCCATTCGTTTGCAATGGTGCCTCGTGCTGATATTCCTCGTTCTCGTTTCAATGTTCAGACTTCGCATAAGACTACCTTTGATGCTGGTAAGCTTGTGCCTATCTATGTTGATGAAGTTTTGCCCGGTGATACTTTTTCGCTGAGTTGTACTGCTTTCGGTCGTATGGCTACGCCGATCTTTCCCATTATGGATAATCTCCATATGGATACGTTCTTTTTCTTTGTGCCCTATCGTTTGATTTGGGATAATTGGAAAAAATTTATGGGTGAGCAGAAAAATCCTGGTGATTCTACTGATTTTCTTGTTCCCCAGGTTAAGACTCCGGCTGGTGGTTGGCCGATTGGTTCTCTCGGTGATTATTTTGGTTTGCCTACCGTTGGTCAAGTTGGCGCCGGTAAAGAAGTTAGTCATTCTGCATTGCCTTTGCGTGCGTATAATTTGATTTATAATGAGTGGTTCCGTGATCAGAATCTTTGTGTTTCTTTGTTGACCCCTACAGATAATGGGCCGGATTTTCACGATACGTATCATGTTCGGTCGCGTGGTAAGCGTCATGATTATTTTACGTCTTGCCTTCCTTGGCCACAGAAAGGCCCAGCGGTTGCGCTGCCCCTTGGTTCTTCGGCTGATGTGAAGTGGCGTAATGCTCCCGGTAATACGCCAACCATGCGTCATACGGCTGGTGGTATTGCTCCAGCTGGTGCTTTGAGTGCTATTGCTGGTGGTGGCATTCAAACTGCTGGTGCTCCAGGTGCTGCTATTGGGCTTGATCCGTCTGGTACTCTGTATGCTGATTTGTCTACTGCTACGGCGGCAACTATCAATGCTATTCGTACTGCGTTTCAGGTGCAAAAGTTGCTTGAGCGTGATGCGCGTGGTGGTACACGTTATACGGAAATTATTCGTTCGCATTTTGGCGTTGTTTCTCCTGATTCGCGGCTTCAGCGTCCTGAGTATTTGGGGGGTTCTAGTGTTCCTGTCAATATCGCACCTGTTGCGCAAACTTCTGCTTCTGCTATCAGCGGTTCTGCTACACCCCAGGGCAATTTGTCTGCTATTGGTACTCTCCTTTCTAAGTCTGGTTTTACACAATCATTTACTGAGCATGGTGTTGTAATTGGTCTTGCTAATATTCGTGCTGATTTGAATTATCAGCAGGGCATGCGCCGTATGTGGTCGCGTCGTACTCGATATGATTTCTACTTTCCGGCGTTTGCTA